CGTATATTAATAGACTGGACTACTATAGATGCTGGATTATAGTTTCATACAGAATTTTATTACATCTAACGAAGGGACCCCTGTTACGTATAGATGGACTCACGGTGCTACCGAAAAGCACCTTGGGGATGCTATAATCATATACAGTATTATTCAGATGATGCGGTCTAAAACTGTAGTATGCTTAGGTTCAGGAGGAGGTTTTATACCTAGAGTAATGATTCAAGCACATCAGGATTTAGTAGAACAGGGTATTTTCGAAAAGCATAACACCTGGAATGATATTCAAGTTTTTGTAGTAGATGCCGCTAATGGAGTCGGAGGAGAAAATAATTGGAAAAATAAAGATAGTTTTTTTCGTAAATATTTTCACCCTAGAGTGTTAATAGACACTACTGAAAATGCCTATTATAACTTTTTTGTTAAACAAGATTTAAAAATTGATTATTTACATATTGATGCAGATCATTCGTACGAGGGAGTTAAAAAAGATTTTGAATTATACAGTAAAATATTAAATAAAAACGGTATTATTTCTATACACGATACAGATCAAAAATATCATGATAATTTTCTTATCTCAGACGATATTAAAAGTGAAGACCACCAACCTTTTGACGGTCCAGCTAAATTTTTAGATGATATTGGTCCAGAATGGAGGATTTTCAATCTATTCAATGAAGGTACAGTAAAAGATAAACCTTCTTCAACCGGTCTCACACTTGTACAGAGAATTTGATGTTGGAGAGGTAAGATTATTTTCGTATATTATAATATTATACAGTTTTATTATGAGTAAACAGTTAGAAGTAGAAAAATTAGTTTTAGAAGAACGTAAAGTTAAAGCGTTAGAAAAAATCTCAACCTCTCTAGAAGACTTAGTTTTATGGGTAGAAGAAATAGATAAAGAAGAGTGGGGAGAAAGACTAGAATGGTACTTAGATCTCATCAGGAGAAAATATCTAAACGATATTGAAGAAAAAGAAGAGGAAGATGCATAAGCTAGGGATAATAGTTCCTTACCGTAACCGTCCTGAACAGTTAAGTATTTTTAAAAAGACTATTAAAACTTATCTCAAAGAGATAGACTATGAATTAATAGTAGTTGAACAGGCCGATTCTAAAGATTTTAATAGAGGTAAGTTGCTAAATATAGGATTTATTGAAGCATCTCTATTAAATTGTGATTATGTAGTTTTTCATGATGTCGATCTAATACCTATAAATGCAGACTACTCTTATAGTCCATACCCAGTACACCTTATAGGGTCATTAGACACTCCTGAAGGATTTAAAAGAGAAACCTTTGATACCTACTTTGGCGGAGTAACTTTATTTCCTAGCAAACTTTTTAAGGTAATAAATGGGTACACTAATGAATACTACGGCTGGGGATTTGAAGATGATAATTTACTATTAAGATGTATAGAAACTTCCATTAGTTTAGACAGTAAAACCATAACACAGGACGGCAGAAACGGAATTGGACTACAGTTTAACGGTAAAAATTCTTTTGTAGCTATTCCTAATACTATAAAAAAAGGTAGAGACGTAACATTAATGGTAAACTTCTCTATAGATGAAATTAAAACTAATAAAAAAGAAATTACAGACATATTTTCTATTTTTTCTATACCAGGATTCGATACAACACTAACCTACAACTCTTTTAGAAACTTTACGTTTCAATTTTGGAAAAAAGACTTAAGCTCTATGTCTATTACTTCGGATCACTTACCTGATGGTACTTATACTGCAACTATAGTCATAGAAAATAGATCTAAAGATAAATGTGCTACTTTTTACCTCAACGGAAATAAAATAGGTAGCCTTCAGTTTGATAGAATTAAACCTTTAGATAGTAAGTATATCTACTTAGGAGTAGGAGATCCAGAAAGAGAAACTAAAAATAATTGGTTTTTCGGTAAAATAAATACTTTTGCAGTTTATGAACACGCTTTACCTTCTACTACTATAAGTAGGCTTTATAGAAATGTAGATAAGAGTTTATTTAATTTTGAATGTTACGATAAGTTAAACCTGTATTACGATAGTAAATACGTTCGTGAGAATACAATCCTCGATCTTTCTGGCAATAATAACAATGGGTATGTTAGTAACTGTACACAGGTAATTACTAAAATTAGTAGAGATATTACAGTACCTTTACCCCACCGTAGACAGGGTGAATTTAGAGCATTACCACACGATGAAAATGGATATACAGATGGATACTGGTTAAACTGGAAAAGTAGAGAAAATCAGATTGATTACTACGATAAGTACTATAAAAAATCTACTAATTTAAAAGAAGATGGTATTACAAACTGTGAATATAAAATTATTAGTAAAGAAGTAGAGAATAATAATACCTATTTAAAAGTTGAATTATGAAATTAGGAGTTTGTGTACCCTATAGAAATAGAGAGGAACATTTAAACATATTTGTACCGAGAGTAGGTAAACATCTCAAGGAACAGGGCATAGATTTCCAGATGTACTTTTGTCATCAAGTAGATGATAAGCTTTTTAATAGAGGTGCAACTAAAAATATTGCAGCAAAACATGCATTTGAAGAAGGATGCGACTATATAGTTTGGCATGATATTGATATGATACCAGAAAAAGGAGTAGATTACTCTTTTCCTGAAAAAGCTCCAATACATTTAGCTACTCAAATATCACAAATGGAGTATGGACTTAAATATCATGAGTATTTTGGCGGAGCAGTTTTATTCTCAAAAGAACAAGTTGAAAAAACTAATGGTTATTCAAACGATTATTGGGATTGGGGAATGGAAGATGATGACCTATTTTGGAGATGTCATTTAGAAGGGCTTACTAACGATACATATTTAGACGTACCTTTCAAAAAAAAATCCTACCTATCTTTTGATGGAGAAAGCTCTTGGGCGAGAATACCTAATAACAGAAACTTTAAAAATTTTACTTCAACTTCCCATACTATATCTATTCTCTGTAGAGCATACCAACAGCCCGACAAAATACCAGTTCATTTAATAGGTTCTAAAGACACTCCTTTTGTTGAATTCCCTATTCTTAGAATACCTGGATATGATTACGGTATATCATTTAATAATTCACGTGCACTAACTTTACAGTATTGGAATAATTTTAACCAACACAACTATATGTGGTTAAAAAGGTATGAAGGACAATGGAGTTGGGTTACGGTAGTTTTCGACAATAAAAATAAACTAAGTCATTTCTACTTAAACGGTACTGAGGTAGACAGTAAGGCCGGCCATGGTAGTGAATCCCCTTGGAATTACTCAGGTAAACTTAAATCTTACGGTTTAAAGCGGATTTATTTAGGCAGTACTCCGTCTTACGGTGAAAACGACCCTGCTAAATTCTTTAAAGGTGATATAGCAGATGTTAAAATTTGGAATAGAGCCCTATCGCCCGAAGAAGTGAGCTGTTTACATCGTGAAATTCCAACAAACGGCCTTATTTATAAGTACGATATTAGTATGCTTGAAAAATACGATACTCAAGAGGTTATAGAAGATGTGGTTATTCCTAATTCAATTATCCCTCATAGACGTTTAGGTAAATTTGAGTGTCTTCCTCATAAAGATGAAGGCCTAATTAACGGTAAATGGGCTAAAGGAGAAACAACAGCCCGTAACGAGAGACGTTATGTACTAGAAATGCAAAAAGGTGAGTGGAATTACAAAAATGACGGAATAAAACAAGTTAAGTACGAACTAGTGGGAGAAGAGATACTTACTCCTTGGGCTAAAATGATAAACATTAAACTGTAATGTACGATAAAGCAAATTATATATGTCAAACTCCGTTTACCTATACGGAAGTTTTTGATGAACAGCAGTTCTTATGTTGCGGTAATTGGCTTTATAAAGACAAAGACATTAAAGTATCAGATAACATTAAGGAAAATTTTCATTCAGACAAGGCTGAATATATAAGAAGCACTATACTAGATGGAAGCTATTCTTTGTGTAGTGAAACAACATGCCCTAAATTAGTAGGACTTAAAAACGGGGTAGTCGACCCTTCTTTTATACCTAATACTAAAGAGAACCGTAAAAAAGTTAGAGAGAATACTAAAATTAATATGGTTAACTTCTGTTTTGATAGAAGTTGTAATCTAGCCTGTCCTTCTTGTAGAATTGATTTTATTAATGTTCACGGTAAAGAAAGATTAGCAGTAGAAGAAAAAATGAGACAAGTAGAAGAAGAACTTTATGAAGATGTAGAAGCTTTATACCTAAGTGGAACTGCAGATCCATTTTTCTCTAATTCCTACAGAAAATTTTTAACTAATTTAGACCCTGATAAATACTCTAAGTTAAATCATATACACCTACATACTAACGCTAACTTATGGACAAAACAATTTTGGTTAAAATTACATAAAGTTCACCATTTAGTTAAATCCTGCGAAATAAGTATAGATGCAGCAACTAAAAAAACTTACGACATAGTACGTAGAGGAGGAGATTGGGATAAGTTAATTGAAAATCTAAAGTTTATAGTAACTATACCGTCCATACAGACGTTTAATTTTTCAATGGTAGTTTCAGATGATAACTACAAAGAAATGTTGCTTTTTCACCAACTTTTAGAAAGTACTTTTACTACGTATGCTCCTAAGGCAAATTGGCATGTTTTTTATAATAGGTTAACTGATTGGGGTACTTTTTCTGCCGAAACTTTAGCAGCAAAACAAATATTTAATAAGGATAATCCACTTTTTGAAGATTTTGTTATTGAACTAAATAAAATAAAACACATAACAAATAAGACAACTAATTTTCCAGAAATTAGCTCTAGTAAAACACTTATATAATGCTTAATTTAGTTACAGTTGTAGGTCGCAATATACACTTACTTCCTCATATGTTAAAATATTATGAGGATAAGGTAGATAAAATGTATATTGGAGTATATAGACAATCAGAGGATGATCCAATTTTGCAGCAAGTTTTAGACTTAGGGGTCGAACCTTTTATGGTAGTTACAGATAAAAAATACAACTGGGAACGAGTAACTGAAATCTACAACTCTATAAAAAGTACCAGACCAAATGATTGGTGGGTTATAGCTGACGATGATGAGTTTCACAGTTACACTTATGATGTAGAAGAAATAATTAAGGACTGTGAAGAGCAAGACTGTACTTTTGTTACAGGAGGATTTATTGACAGAATAGGACCTGGCGGAACGTTTCCGGAGGTTACCCCTGACACTAATATTTTAGAAGCTTTTCCACTAGCCGGCTACTTTAGACATCCATTATCAGGTGCCTGCCCAAACAAAGTAACACTTTGCAAAGGTAACCAGTTAATAACATCTGGTCAGCATTATGCACTTTTTGACAACGGTAAAAATAGTTGGGGTAGATACCATACTAAAAAAATACCTGTAGAGCTAGCTTTTACTCAAGTACATCATTTTAAATGGGATTCAAGTTGTGTTGAAAGAATAAAAGATGTTGCTAATACTAAAGAAAAGTACACGTACTGGTGGGAATATAAAAAACTATACGATAGTATAGCAAAAAATAATTTTAAAATAGATATCACTAACCCTACGTTTAAGGTAGTAGAGATGAAAAATACTTCTTATATTGATTATAATGAGTATACGTATTGGGATGAAGTGAGAGATATAATAGTTAAGATATAATGAGCAGACAAAAATTTTTTAACTCTGAAACGTTTTGCGCAATGCCTTTTGTAGGAGTAAACGTAACATCAGGCGGTAATATGAGATATTGCTGCTTTGCAGAGGACATATTAGAACAAGACGGATTTCCTCTTAGTATAAATGAGGCTACTCTCAAAGAGGGTTGGAATAGTACTACGATAAAGGAAGTTCGTAGAAAAATGATAGAGGGAGAAGAAGTTCCTGGATGCGCAAGATGTACTAAAGAAGAAGACTTTACCAACTACGGTCCACGTATAAGCATGACATCAGAATGGCTTAATAGAATAGGTAGGGCTGAAATAGTTAAATTGTTTACAGAAGCTAAAAGAAAAGACTACGAATTAACAGAAAACCCTGTTTATTTAGACTTAAGATTAGGAAATTTATGTAATCTTAAATGTAGAATGTGTAACCCATGGAATTCGTCTCAAATAGATAAAGAAAATAAAGCTTTATGGAATAAGGATAAAAGGTATAGAGAAGTTTTTATTGAAGAGTACGGTGGACAAGCCCAAGGTTTAGAAGAACAGCAAGAATGGTTTGAAGCTGATATTCTGTGGGACGATATTGTAGACTTTATACCTAGACTTAAAAAAGTATATTTCACAGGAGGAGAACCTACAATGATACAAGGTAATTTTAGGTTTTTAGAAGAATGTATAAAACAGGGAAGAACTGATTTAGTTCCTTTCTTTAATACTAACCTCACTAATAGAAACAAAAAATTTACCAAATTAATTTCACAGTTTGATCAAGTTGATATTAATGGGAGTCTTGACGGATATGGTGAAATGAATGATTATATTAGACCACCTGCTAAGTGGAGCGCAGTATCCAAGAATTTTGAGACGTATGCTTCTTTTAAAAATATACATTTAGGTATTTCTCCCGTATTTCAGGTGTACAACATATTTAATGCAGGATCTCTTATAAAGTATATAGAAGATCTAAAAGTAAAGTATAACAGAAACATACATATAGATTTCTTACTTAATACTCATCCTGTAATACTTAAAGCAGAAATATTACCATATGCTATTAGAGAAAAAGCACAAAATAAATTATATAAGTACTTTAAAACACTAGATCATACTACTCTAGATAACATGACTAAAACAAGTACAGAAAAAATTCTCAACTATCTGACTGAAAGTAAAGAACATAATGATGAAAAAGTACATTCATTTATAAACTACACAAAGTCGTTAGATAAACATAGAAAACAGAGCATGAAAAAATCTTGCCCTGAACTATATACTGAGCTATATAAGTACTACCCTAAACAGTTAGATAATGAATAAAGGTATACCCTCTAAGACTTTTTGCGTTTTACCATGGATACATATGGCTACATTCCCAGATGGGTCTGCCCCTATATGCTGTATGGCTACTAATCCACCTAGGCAGGAAGTTAATATGAATAAATTAACACTACCTCAAATAGTTAACTCCGAATACTACAAGGAAGCTAGGGTCAAAATGTTAAAAGGAGAAAAACCCGCTACATGTTCTTTCTGTTTTAAAGAAGAAGAAACTGGAGGAACTAGTTATAGGATGAATCAAAATAAAGAATGGATAGAAAAATTAACTCTAGAAACTGTCAACGACATAGTAAGTAAGACAGAAGAGGACGGTACTATACCTTTTGATTTATATAGCGTAGACTTTAGATTAGGCAATACGTGTAATTTAAAGTGCATTATGTGTCAACCCCAAGATAGCAGCAAATGGGTAAAAGATAATGAAAAACTTGCTGAAATGACCAGAATGGGGGATAACGTTGGAGGTGCCAAACGTATTTTTCAAGAAAAAATTAAATACTACGATAGAGATAATTACGAATGGTATAAAAAAGATTCCTTTACAAAGGCATTAGTAGAAGATAGTCATAATATTCGTAATATGATTATTGCAGGAGGAGAACCATTTTACATAAAAGAGCATAAGGAACTTATAAAAAAATTAGTAGAAGCAGGAACATCCCATAATATTGATATCGCTTACCACACTAACGGTACTATATACGATCAAGAATTAGTAGACCTGTGGGAGAACTTTAAACAGGTAACACTTTATTTTTCTTTAGATAGCTATAAACCGGTGAACAGATATTTAAGGTATCCTTCTTATTTTGATTTAGTAGAAAAGAATTTACATAAATTTGATACTTTATGTTCACCTAATGTACGTATGGATATTCTTGCAACAACTACTAATTTAAGTCTGTGGTATACACCGGAATTTGTCAAATGGGTGCAAGATCAACAGTTTCTAAGGATAACATATAAAAATGATGATCCTATGAGAGGATATATCATGTCAGGGGTAGTACATTACCCAGAGTTTTTAAATCCTGCAGTTCTTCCTAAAAAGGTAAAAAAAGCAATTACATTTAAAATACTTAAACATATAGATGAGTATAAGGATACTTTAGTTTTCGATAATTTAAAATCCTATGTAGATATGATGAACGCATCTGATCTATCTTTTAGGCTCCCAGAATTAAAAGAATATTTAGAAAATTTAGATAAACTTAGACCAACTGACTATAAGGATACTTTTAAAGAACTCTTAGATATAGGATTATTCGATGATATATAAAAATAGAAAAGTAGTTTATTTAGGTTACCTAAAAGGGCTTGTAGAAAGCAAATTATTTACAGGTTACCCGTTTATTAACATAGAGACGGAAAGTCCTACTAAATACGATATGCTTTTACCGGTACTGTTTGATGATAAAGAGTTTCTAAAAACTACTTATCCACAGTACGGTTTATCAAAAGGTATTCAAGCAGCTGAAGAAAGGTACAAGATAAAATTTCCTCTCTCCTTTGAACAGTATAGTAAACTACCAGTAGAGACCCAATTCAATATTTCTTGGTCCTTATACGGACAAGATACACTACATTATAATTTTCTAAAGTATGAATATAAAGAATTAATTAAGCATAAAATAAATTTCTTGGTACCAATCCCGGTAATGAATAACGATCTACTTAAGGTAGATTATACTAAATTAAAATTACCTAAAGATCTATTAGAATACATTAAAGCAGGAAAAGCTAAATTATTTATTTATCAAGATGCTGAAGGATTTTTTAATCAACATGGGTATGCACACTGGTTTCATGAATTTATGAACTTTTTTAAACTCCCAAAAGGAAGCCTTATAGTAGAATCAGCTAACGTTAGGTTTAAAAAATTAGTAAACCTGTATAGAGATTTTTATAATCATAAAATTAAATTTAAAACTCTTGAAAGTACAGAATTTGAAGATAGACCTTGGTTTTTAACACGTACTAAATACCACCCGATTAATAGGGCAGAACACTATAAGAAGTTTTTTTATTATTTAGACCATAAATTAAATTTACAACACGATACAAAACTGCTATGTTTGGCTAGAAGATATTCCGCTGAACGAGCTGTAGTATTTACCACCATACAGAATACCCCAATACTTAGGGATAATACATTAGCTAGTTTACATAACCCTTATGAAAACTCTAAAGAACATTGTTTAAGTTTAATAGAATCAACTGGAGTATCAAACGTAAAAGAAATTAAAGATTGGTTATTGTCAAACTTTGACTTTGTAAACGGTTGGCATGTAGATAGAGATGATTTTGATAACAATTGGGCTGAAGTTATTAATGATTCATTGCAAAATAGAACATTTGTAAATGTTGTAATGGAAACCCATCAGCTGCCAACCACAGAATTATTTTTATCAGAAAAAAGCTACCGCCCTATGTATACAGCAAATCCTTTCATTATTTTTGGAAACCCAGGTACGTTAGCTAAACTAAAAAAAGACGGATACAAGACCTTTGATAAATTCTGGGATGAAAGTTATGATGAAGATGTTGATCTTAGTATTAGACTAAGTAGATTAATTAAAACTATGGAAACTATTGCCAATACCCCCTGGGATACTATCAATTCATGGATGGAAGAAATCGAACTAATTCTTGTACATAACTTTAATACTTTAATGAGTATGAAACGTATTTATAATAAACAGAGTATTTTATACAGAGAAATTAAAAACGAATATAAAGGTAATAGTAATTTAATATAAAATGAAGCTGGTTACTGCAGGTTGTAGTTTTACTGATATGTATCCTTGGCCTAGTTACGGTGACTGGTTAGGGTATTATTTCAATGATTATCAAAATATTTCTAGAGGAGGGTCTGGCAATAGATCTATATACCACACTGTTGTACAAGCAATACAGGATGGGACCATAAACGAAAATACCTTTGTGGTAGTACAGTGGAGTTCTTGTCTACGGGAGGATAGGTACTTACCAAGTACTGTTGAAGGGCTAAAGACTGAAGGGTACGCACAAGGTGGATCAATTTATAATAACCCTTTTTTTGACTTAGACTTTGTTACAAAATATTTTAATCCACTACAGAATGTTATAGAGCACCAAAACTACATCTACAGTCTCAAAACTATATTTAAATCTCTACATATAAAATACTTAATGACTTTCATGCAAGACCCTCGCTTAGAAGACATGCTAGGAGAACCAGGGTATGGCGGTGGAAAAAAACATAGTGAGTATTTAAGACTGTTTAAAAAATGTAAACCCGTACTTAAACAATATGATAAACTTATTGACGACAGTTTTACTTCAACTAGTATTATCGAACATATGTTAACAGATACATACCAGGTTACTACTTACTCCCACAAGGATTGTGTTGACTGTGAAGTTAAAAAAGAAGGTCATCCTAGCCCTATGCAAGCCTTTAGGTTTGTGTTAAATATAATTGCTCCAAAATTACAGAATATAGATTTTAATACACCTTCAGAACTAATAAACCTTGTAAACGAATGGGAAGAGTTTGCCAAAATAAAAAAAGCGTCAGAAGATAAAATTGAACCTGAATACTGGCCCACTCGTAGATTTGAATCAGGTGATGAAGTATACAGATCTAAAAATTTTAAAACTAAAAATAGGTTAATATGAAAATAGGATTTATAGGAGTTGGAAAACTCGGAAAAGACGCTGCCGAAGTAATGGCAGAAAAACATGAGGTTATTGGTTACGACGTAACAGAAGTATCTCCTGAAAACTTTAAAATGGTATCCTCGATAGAGGAAGTATGTAAAGATAGAGAAATGATCTTTATTGCTGTACCAACACCTCATCATCCAGATTATGACGGGAGGTATCCCACATCACATCTACCTAACAAAGACTTTGACTACAGTATAGTTAACGAAGTACTTGATGAGGTAAACAAACATGTTAATAAAAACCAGCTTGTAGTCCTTATTTCTACTGTACTACCCGGTACGATTAGAAAAGAATTTATTGATAGGATAGATAATGCTCGTTTTATTTATAACCCATACTTAATTGCTATGGGGACTGTAAAATGGGATATGGTTAATCCTGAGATGGTTATTATTGGAACTGAAGATGGTTCTATGACCGGTGATGCTAAGATGTTACTTGATTTCTATAAAACGTTTATCACAGAAGGTACACGATATGAAGTAGGAACTTGGGATGAAGCAGAAGGTATTAAAATATTTTACAATACATTCATTTCTACAAAAGTAGCATTAGTTAATATGATACAAGATGTTGCCGAAAAATCTGGTAATATGAATGTTGATGTAGTTACTGGAGCATTAGAAAGATCTACATACCGTATACTCGGTAAGGCATATATGAAAGCAGGTATGGGAGACGGTGGAGGTTGTCATCCAAGAGATAATATTGCTTTACGTTATATGGCTGAAGAATTAGGCTTAGGTTATGATCTATTTGATGCTATAATGGAAGCAAGAGAAAAACAAGCTAAAAACATGGCTACTAGACTTGTCATAGAATCGGATAAAGCTAATTTACCTATCGTAATACTAGGAGAGGCATATAAACCCGATGTACATTATAAAGATGGTTCATCATCTATACTAGTAGGACATTACTGTGAATCATACGGCTCAGCAAAAAAGGTAGTTTATGATCCGGTGGAGCCAATAAAAGCAGTCTACCTATTAGGACATATGGGCAAACACCACGATTACGACTTTCCAGAAGGTTCAGTTATAGTAGATCCATGGAGATCATTTAAAACAGATAAAGACATTAAAGTTATACATTACGGAAATACAAGAATATGAATCTTACACAAGAAGAAATAAAAACGTTAAAAATTCTTAAAGAAAATACAGAAAGATTAACAAAAGAATTTGGATTAATTAAATTAGCTCAAATTAATATTACAGCTCGAGAAGAAGAAGCAGTAAAAATGCTTGATACTCTCAAAAAGCAGGAAAAAGAAGTAGTAGAAGTCTTAGAAAAGAAATACGGGCAGGGTTCTATCGATATAGATAAAGGAACATTCACTCCTGCAAAGTAATTTTAGGTCTTTTTTCACATATTTATTTATGTAGGAAAAAACTATTTTAAGAAATTGGTTTCGATTCTCTTTGAATATTTATATAGGACAACATAATTTAATATAACTTAACATGGCAGAAACATTAATCTCCCCAGGCGTATTAGCAAGAGAGAATGACACTTCATTTATAGCACCTGCTCCTGTAGAAGCTGGGGCTGCTATCATTGGACCAGCAGTAAAAGGACCGGTAGAAGTTCCAACGTTACTTACCTCTTATGGTGACTATCAAAGAACTTTCGGTACCACATTTACAGTAGGTTCAGACAAAAAAGAATATTTAACCTCACTAGCGGTAAAATCTTACTTTGGAAATGGTGGTAGTACTTTATTAATGACCAGAGTTGTAACTGGTTCATTCAGTGCTGCTTCAGATACAGGTATTGCTCGTCAAGACGTAACCGGTTCAGCACCATTTACAATTCAAACATTAGGTAAAGGTGCCATACTTAACAGTACTGGTTCTCAAAACTCTGATGGTTCATTAGTAAACGGGTCAACAGATAATATTAGATGGGAAATTGCAAATGTAGATACAACTAGAGGAACATTTAGCTTACTTATCCGTAGAGGTGACGATTCATTAAAGAATAAAATAATTCTAGAATCATTTAATGACTTATCATTAGATCCAAACTCAGAAACTTATATCGAATCAGTAATCGGTACTCAGTATACTACTAAAGGTACTGATGGTTCTGACGTATTTGTTAACACTGTAGGGGAATATGTTAACCGTTCTAAGTATATTAGAATTGCTAGTGTTACTGAAAAAACACTAGACTATATAGGAAATGACGGAGCAGTAAGAGATGCTAACTTAACTAACTACTTACCAACAGCACAATCAGGGTCTTTTGAAAGTGCAACAGGAGTTAATGCTACAGGTAACTTCTTTAAAGATATTGACGGTACAGATACTCAAGGATTAGGAGATGCAACTGCTTATGCTGATGCAATTTCAATCTTAAGTAATAAAGATGAATACGTATTTAACATTATTTCTGCACCAGGATTAATATATGAATTTGGAGATCACAAGACTCAATTAGATTCTATCATTTCACTTGCTGAGTCAAGAGGTGATGCAATTGCAGTAGTAGATGTTCAAAATCACGGAGCAACAGTTTCTAATGTAACCGGAACAGCAGCGAACATTAATAGTTCATATACTGCTACTTACTGGCCATGGTTACAAATGCTATCAGCTACTGGAAAAACTGAGTGGGCACCTGCTTCAGTTGTTATCCCAGGGGTATATGCATTTACCGATGGAGCAGCAGCACCATGGTTTGCACCTGCAGGTTTAACTAGAGGAGGAATCGGAGACGTTATTCAAGCAGAAAGAAAATTAACAAGAACACAGAGAGATACTCTATATGCAGCAAATGTTAACCCAATTGCTACATTCCCAGGAGCTGGAATTTCAGTATTTGGTCAAAAGACTTTACAGAAAAAGAAATCAGCACTTGATAGAGTAAATGTAAGAAGATTGTTAATCGACCTTAAGAAATTCGTAGGAGATGTTTCTAGAACGTTAGTATTTGAACAAAACACTAACACCACAAGAAATAACTTCTTAGCACAAGTTAATCCTTACTTAGAATCAGTAGTACAAAGACAAGGTCTTTATGCTTACAGAGTAGTAATGGACGATACAAATAATACCGCCGATGTTATTGATCGTAACCAATTGATCGGTCAGATCTTTATTCAACCAGCCAAAACAGTTGAATACATTGTTCTTGACTTTACAATTGAACCAACAGGAGCATCGTTCGGAGCATAATTAGAAACAAGAATATTTATAATAAAATTAAGACATGGCAGTATTAGATCCTAACGAAATAATGTTTAGAGCCTTTGAGCCTAAAGTACAGAATAGATTCGTAATGTATATCGATAACATTCCTAGCTTTATGATCAAAAACGTAACGGCTCCTTCCTTCACAGATGAGGAAGTTAAACTCGATCATATGAACACCTACCGTAAGATACGTGGAAAGCGTAACTGGGAGAACATGGATATGACTCTATACGATCCAATTACACCTTCTGGAGCACAAGCCGTAATGGACTGGGCAAGATTATCTTACGAGTCTGTGACTGGCCGTGCTGGATACTCAGATTTCTACAAAAAAGACTTAACTTTAAACATTTTAGGTCCTGTAGGAGATATCGTATCAGAATGGGTAATAAAAGGAGCATTCATCGTAAACATGGCTCAAGGTTCATTCGACTGGGCTACTTCAGACGTAGCTGAATTAACAATGACAGTAGCAATGGATTATTGCGTCCTTAACTACTAATATCCACCCGACAAGGATAGATAGGCCCGGCTTTTTAGCCGGGTTTGTTGTTTTATAAAATAAAAATTCTTATATTTATATATAAACTAGTTTTAATTTAAATCATTTATGGAACAAGAAAACAAATTTCCAAGTGAGGTTATAGATCTACCCTCAAAAGGACTTCTTTATCCAGCAGACTCACCTCTAAAATCCGGAACAATAGAGATGAAGTATATGACTGCAAAGGAAGAAGATATCCTAACTAATCAGAACTACATTCAAAAAGGAGTAGTTATTGATAAACTTTTACAAGCTCTTATCGTAGACAAGAGTATCAACTACAGTGATCTATTAGTAGGTGATAAAAATGCACTATTAGTAGCTGCACGTATTTTAGGATACGGAAAAGATTATGAATTTACTTATGCTGGAGAAAAAGTAATAGTAGATTTATCAGAGGTAAAAAACAAACCTTTTGATGAAAGTAAAATCAAAGACGGTAAAAATGAGTTTGAATATACTCTTCCTACTACTGGTGATACTATTACCTTTAAACTATTGACTCATGCTGACGAGCAAAAGATAGATCAGGAGTTAACAGGGTTAAGAAAGATGAATAAAGATGCCTCTCCTGAGGTCTCTACACGTCTTAAGTATATGATCATCGGTGTGAATGGTAATGGAGAGACAAAGGTAGTAAGAGATTTTGTTGATAATAGATTTTTAGCTAGAGATTCTAGAGCGTTTAGAAAATTTATCGCAGATATTCAACCTGATGTAGATCTTAAGTTCTACCCAGAAGACGCAGAGGAGGGCGTCGATATACCAATCGGGGTAAACTTTCTTTGGCCTGACGCCAACTTATAGGTTAAACGTATTTACTCAAATACACGAAATCGTATTTCACGGTAAAGGGGGATATGACTATCTAACCGTTTATAATATGCCGATTTGGTTAAGAAACTTTACTTTTCAAAAAATGAATGAATATTATGAAAAGGAAGCAGAAGAAACTAAAAAAGCAGGTAAAGGTAAAGGTAGTCAATCAATGCCTAAGGGACCTGCAATACGTAAACCTTCTTACACAACAAAGGCTCGCAAATAGCGGGCCTTCCCTATTTATATAAAAGTATATTTAAGTGCCTACACCTGAGGAAATAAAACGACAGAGGGAGTATAACGAACTCATTAAGGAAGAAAATAGACTGCGTGCTGAACGTGAAGGTCGAACAGCTAGTGATCTCTACACCAGAGATTCTGTTAGAACTGCAGGAGCACTAGTTGACTACGCTCAACAACTGACTGAAGAGGCTAAAGAGCAGGCAGGGTATACAAATGCTAAATCTGAAGCAGACAGAAAACTTGTTAGCCTAGCACGACAACTTTCAAATAGTGCGGCAAATATTACTTCAGAACTTGGTAGAGAAGCTGCTGTATCAAAACAAATTCAAAGTGACAGAAAGCTTCAAAGAGAAATAGAAATTAGTCTTGGTAATGCTAGAGCTGAACTAACGGCTGAAGATGCTAAAGCACAAGGAAGATTAGCTGAAGCCGGAAGAAGAAGAGCTTTTTTCAGTTCAGAATTAAATAAACTTACTGCTGAATACAATAGACTTTTAGCAGCAGGAGCAGATCCTGCAGGAGCAGTCCTTAAGAATCTACAACTACAGCGAATTAACCAAGAAAAATTAGTTGCTAAAGCTGATGAAGAATATGACTTAGCCCAACAAGGTATTTCTGATGCTGCAAAAAAAGTAGCAAATTTAGAAGAGCAATTTGATTTATCTACTAAACTTGTAGCTGATAGGGAAGCTGAGTTAAAAATACAAAAAGAAATCACCAAAGCAACTGGTGTAACCGGTGCAGTAGTAGAAGGTATTGGCGGAATAATGCAGCGCCTTGGTTTAAGATCTGGTATCTTTAATCAAGCTATGGAAGACGCATCTGAAGAAATGCGTAAGATTGCCGGAGAAGCCAAAAAAGCCAAAAAGGAAATATCCAAGACTGAAGTTGCAGTAGCTGGTATTGCTAAATTACTTAAAGGACTAAAAGGAGGATTATTAGACCCAGCTGTAATAGGGGGAGCAGTTTTAGACGGATTCTTTAAGGTAGATGAAGCAGCTACTAAACTGCAGCAGATAACAGGTCAAAATTCTATGAATATTGCCGGTATGAACGGCAGACTTGCTACATCTGTAGATTTTCTAGAAGTCGCAGCAGAACTTACAGCTCAGACTGGAATGAATGCTCAAAACATCTTTTCACCAGATGTACTTGCAGGAGCAGCAGAACTTAAAAACACTATGGGGCTTTCTGCTGACGCAGCAGGGGGACTAGCAATGATTGCTCAAACTACTGGAGGAAATATAGATGCTACTACAGATGCAATAGTAGATCAAACCTCAGCTTTTAATAAAGCTAATAAATCAGCAGTTTCACAAGGCCAGGTATTAAGAGATGTAGCTCACGCAAGTGATGGAATTAAAGCTTCTTTTGCAGGTATGCCAGGTGCTTTAGCAGAAGCTGCAGCCGCTGCTAGAAGAATGGGAATGGACTTAGAAAAAGTAGATCAAATTGCTAGCTCCTTAATGGATTTTGAATCTTCTATTGAAGCAGAACTAGAAGCTCAGTTACTTACTGGTAAAAATATCAATATGGCTAAAGCAAGAGAATTAGCATTAAATAATGATCTTGCAGGCTTAAGTAAAGAACTGTTTAAAAATTCTTCTTCTATTGCTGAATTTGGTAAAATGAACCGAATTCAACAAGAAGCCCAAGCTAAAGCTTTAGGAATGACTCGAGATGAACTTGGTAAAATAGCTTACCAAAGAGCTCTTGAAACCGGTATGACAGAGGAACAAGCTGAAGCAGCAGCAGGAGTTAGAGCAGAAGATATGAAAAGATTAGCTGCTCAGGAAGCTTTACAACTTGCAGCGGCTAAATTAGCCCAAGCATTCGCTCCTGTATTAAGTATCGTTGGAGATTTAGCTAATGCAATTGCACCTTTTGTAGCATTTTTAGCAAAAATAGTAGGATTTGTTGCAGGTAATACTTTAGGTAAAATAGCAATAGGAGCATTTGTAGTTTCTAAAGCTTTTGGCGGAATTAACGGTGCCGTTTTTGCTCTTGGAAAAGGTATTAGAGGAATAGGTAAGTCCATGATGGATGGACTAAAAAGTATTAAAGAATACGGTAAAGCTCTTTTAAAAGCTGTAAAAGACCCAATGGGCGGTCTAAAAAAACTCCAAGAGTCTTTTAAAGCTGGATTAGGGGATAAAGCTGGAGAATTAAAAAGAGACGCACAAGGCAGATTAAGAGATGCTAAAGGAAGATTTGCTAAAGATCCTACAAAGAGTAAAGCTAGTACTCTAACTAAAACAACTCAAAAGACCCCTAAGGCAACTAAAGGCGGAGGAATGGGTGCTGCTGATAAGATTAGCAAAATAAACGCTACAGAATTACTTAAAGGAGCAGCAGCAATGGCTGTAGCCGCAGGAGCTATCTACATTTTTGGTAAAGCAGTCCAAGAATTAGAGAAAGTAGAGGACTATGGAAGAGTTGCTATAGGTTTAGGTTTATTTATAGGAACTTTAGGAGCAACCGCTGCAATACTTTACTTTGCAGGACCAGCAATGTACATGGCAGCACCGGCATTAATAGCTTTTGGAGCAGCAGTTACCTTGTTTGGAATAGGATTAAGAATAGCCACACCTGCTATAGAAGCATTTGGTACTGTTATTCAAAAAGCACTAGGAGGTATAGGAGGTATTATAACTGCAGCAGCAGACGGTCTATCTCAAATACTAGGCGTAATAACACCAGCTAGCGTCTTAGCATTACTTGGACTAGGTCCTGCATTAATATCAGCTGGTGCTGGTTTAACAGCATTTTCATTAGCATCAATATTTGCTTTACCTGGTTTAGGAGTTCTTGGAGCAATTGCTGCAATGGCAGATCCTTTATCTAGTGTAGGGGCATCTCTAACAGCGGTGGCTGCAGGAATAGGAGCCATGGCAGTTGCCTTAAACAGTTTAGAAACAGAAAAACTAGAAGAACTTAAAGGTCTAGTAATGACCACAGCATTTGCAGCACCAATGGTAGCTGCTACAGGTGCTATAACATCAATGATTCAAGGAATATCCGGAGGAGGAGAACAATCCAAATCAGATCCTGCAATGATAGAAAAACTTGATGCCATCTTATCTGCTATAAAAGAAGGTGGTGACGTTTATATAGACGGAAATAAAGCAGGACAATCGTTAATGCTTGCAGCAGTAAAATCTTCATAACTATTTATAATAAATAATTAATTCAATTAATATGGG